CTGTTAGTTACTATAGGGTCAGCAGCGTTTACAACATTAATAGGTGTAAACAGCATAATAGTTGTTAATAATATTCCTATAAGTAAACCAAGTGCTTTTTCTCTCATAATATTAACTCTGTTAAATGTTGTTGAGAACCTAATGTTCCTTTTATAAAAGTGTTAAAAGCTAAACTTATTCTTAAATTATTGTTTGTTTTGTTTTGAACAGAATGTATAACTGTCGAAGGAAACACAACTAACATACTAGGTTTTACACTTACTCCCCAAACTTTAGCATTAAAATTATTTACTTGATTTGAGGGTATATCTAAAGCAGTAGACTTATCTTTTTGAAAACATATACTATCATCTTTATCAGCTTTGAAATAAAATACACCAGAAGCTATTGAATTATTATGATGATGTGAATGATGAAATTCATCTTTAGTAGTATAATTCAACCAAGATTGTGTAATGTAAAGTCTTAAATCTTCACTAGATGGAGCATAAACCTCTTGAAAATAATTATTAATTTTGTCTGTTAAAATGTTTTTTAATTTTTTAAACTCTTGTCTATCTAAAATATAGTTATCTAATGATGTTTCATTTCCTACATTTCTAAATCTATCTATTTCATTCTTAACAAAATATAATTCTTTTTCTGTAATATCCTTAACATTTTCGTATTGATAAATAGGAGTAGAAAAAATTTCACTTACAATACTCATTCGGGTTTAAATGTATACCATCCAGTTGCTATATACTTACTTTTTTTTAATGGAGGATTTCCTCTGTGAGTATGTGTATAACTAGCAGGAAAAAAACATACACTTCCTTTTTTTGGTTTTATTCTTGTAGACTGATAAAGAAACTCTGTTTCCCCTCCATCTTCAATATCGTTTAAATAAACTGTCCAAACCAACATTCTTGATGAAACATTAAAAGCAGCTTGTTCACAATGCCATTGGTGATAACCACCTGCAGGTCTTGTTTTTTGTATCTTAATAACATAAGACGCAAATCCCATATTTTGTAATATTGGAAACTCATTTCCATATCTTACAAGAGCATCTGTTAAACGCTCATTAAAAGATGTAACATAAGGTGATTGACCTGTTACATCTCCTATTTCAATAGTGTTTACAAATACAGATTCATCTTTTCTACTTAATGCGTTTTCAATCTGAGAACATCCACTATTTGTATTTTTTTTATATAATTCTATTAAAGAATCACAATGCTCGGGTGTAAACACATTGTCATAGACTCGGATAAAATTTTCATTATTCATTTTAAATCTAGTTTTTGTGCTTTAGCAATTAATTGATTAAACTGTGATTGTCCTTTAACTGTTTCATTTCTAAAACTTTCAACAGCAGCACCAGTTTGTCTATTAGTGTTAGACATTTCAATCTGTAATGTAGGCATCCAACTTATAGCACAAGACCAGTCATCATGTGTTTCACCTGTGTTTGGGTCTGTACCTACAACTTTAGTGTACCACATACATCTGTAGATTTTATTATCCTTTATTTCCTCGCACTCACTTCCAAGAGGACAGGTAAACTCTACTTCTAAATCTTTTTTTCCTTTAGGCATAGCCTAAATTATACACCGTTATTTTGGGTATTTGTCTTTAACTGCTTTAATTGTTGTTTTCCATCCATCTACACCATTATGATAAATATTATCAAGTTGGTCTGCAATAGAGGGATATTCTTGTTCTCTTTTATAACTATAAGTTGCTTTTTGTGCAGTTAAAGCCTCGGCTTCTTGAGTTGCAGCAGTTTCATTAGCAGCTTTTTTAGTTGCGTGGTTATCAGTTATTGTTGAATATGCGTCAATACTGCTGATTGTTTTATTTGGAGTGCCATCATTATATTCAATCCATCCTGATGAACCATTCCATTGAACAGCGTGGACATTTGCAGCTAAGTCAACAGAATCTAAATTCAGTCCGACACCATCTACATTTACCCATTTATCGTCTTTAATTATTGTTAATGTTGCCATACTAACTCCTATGCGTCTTTACTACAAATTATAACATCAATATACTGTGGCGCGGCTATTGTATGTGTGTGTGAACCTGCTGAGCTTGTATCACCTGAACCACCACTAGAGATTGAACCACTTAAACTGTGTGAGTGAGAATTACCGCCACCCGTAGAACTTGTTCCTGTACTACCACTATTAGTATGATATCCCCATTTCATTGCAGCAACATTCCACGGACTACCACCACCATATCCTACATTATGACTGTGTGAAGGCATTTCACTTGTACTTAGTGTGTGAGCACCTGCTGATAAATTATGGTTGTGAGAGTGAGCTGCTCCTGCGTGAACGTGTCCACCGTGTGATGAAGTTGTTTCACCTGCTGACATTGCCCAATCACCACCAGTTCCACCACCAGTTCCCGATACAACTCTCAGAGTCTTATCGTTTTGTGTTGTTACCTTAGTCCATCCTGTGGGTGCGTTAGCTTGGAAAAACACCATAACAGAACCATCTGGAATATAATCTTCTGACGATACTGTTGCCCAAGTTAAACCACCATTATTACCAGATTGTTTTTGTAAAAACTGTCCATTACTACCTGCGTTAGATATGTAAAGGTTATCTTCGTCTACAGATTCACTAGACAAATGCTCAAGGTCAACTGCTCCTGCAGCTATATGCTCACTATTAATTACATCATCTTGAATGTTATCTCCATCTACGCAATCTGCTGATAGATGTTCGTGGTCAATACTTCCTGCTGCGTAATGTTGACTGTCTATAGAGTCATTAGCAATAGTAGTATCTACCTCTGCCCAAGTAAGTCCACCTGTATTACCAGACTGTGCTGATAAAAAGTAACCATTAGTTGGTGAGTTTGATACTTTAAGATTTGCTTCATCTACTACATTATCTGCAATAGTAAGTGCTGTAGCTCCTGTTACTTCACCACTATGTGTAGCATTAGTAACTTTAGCTGTGTTTGCAGCAATTTCTGTATTAATTGAATTAGCTAGTTTATCAGCAGTTACTTGGTCATCACCAATATGTGCTGTATCTATAGAGCCATCAGCATAATGTTGACTGTCTATTAAATCATTAGCTATACTACTTGCAGTAATTCTAGCTGCAGGTACAGTACCCGAAGTTAAGTTAGTTGCAGATAAAGCTGTTAAATCTACTGTGTTCCAATCTAAAACACCAGAACCATTTGTTTGTAAATATTGATTTGCATCACCATCATCATTAGGAAATGTTAAAGTATATGATGCTCCTGCTGAATGTGGTGGTGATTTAAGTTTAATTCCGTGGCTGTTTTGTGAACAGTTCAATTGTATCTGACCATCTGCTGATGAGCCATCACCTTTAGCAATAAGCGTATCTGCTTGTACTGAACCTGCTGTTATAGCAACATCTGACTTACTTGTAGCATCTAATGTAGCTGCTGTAACACGCAATTGAAAATTATCACCAGAGTCAAAAGCCTGTGCTGAAGTACCATCTTGTGCTCTTGTTACTGTAAGTGATGTAGTTCCTGCTGTTACTTTTACTACTTCTACTTTAGTATTGTTTGTGTTTGCTATAGTTCCGTAGTAATATTCACCACTACCTAAACTTGGAAAACCACTAGAACTAGCAATAGTAATAGTAGTTTGTGAATTATTAATGCCTGCACTAAGCGTTGTTGAGGCATTATTTGTAAATAAAACAGGCATTGTCTAACCCCCTTAAGAAATTGTAAGAGTCCAAGTGATTGTTAAAACATCACTCGCACCTTTATTAACTGCACTAAATACTGTTCTAGCATTCATAGTACCACCAGATGAGGCTGAAAACAAACCTGCTTCTGTTAAAGCACCTGTTCCATCACCTGCTGCCCAAACTGCAGTATGTACTACAGTATTAGTTGAAGGTGCACCTCCAGATACAGACAAAGCATTTCTATCCGTTTCTGTTTGTAAAGCAGTATCACCTGCTGCTACAGCATTTGTGCCAGTACCTACAGCCATATGTGTCATAACCGAACCTGCACCTGTAATGAGGTTTGCTATGTTGTTTTTTCCAGCAGTTACAACGGTGTTAGGGATATCTCTAACCACTTCTCCGTTTTTCTGGATAGTTACTTGTCCAGTAACTTTAAAGTTTTCGCTAATCATTTTTTACTCCTAGTCATTAAATTGAGATAAACCCATTGGGGCAGCATTAATTAAACTTGATACTTCAAAATTAAAACCAATACTGTCCGTTATTGTTGCAGTATCAGTTAATGGTTTTGTTGCTTCCCAATTAATTGATTCTGCGACAGTTAAAGAGTCTGTATAAAACTCTTGGTCTGCCATAATAGCACCAAATGTTGTATCATTAAACTTCGCAGCATTAAACCTACCACTCAGTGTGCCTAAATCAAAACCAATACTATCGCTTATGCCAATTGAGTCAGCGTTAGCAGGTTGTTGAAAATCTTTTACTATCGTGCCATCATCTGTAATGGTGGCTGTACTAATCATTAAGACTGCGTTGTCTATATTTACTGCATCACTTGTACTTAATGAATCATATATGTATCTATTTAAGTGTGGTGTTATTGTATCTGTAACTGTAATATTTTCAACTTCAAATACTTCATCAATAACTCTACGCCTTTCCCAAACTTGAGCTCGTTTTACTATTGACCAATGTTGTCTTTTTTCTTTAGGAAATTTCCTAACGATACTTCTTGTCTTACCTCTGCGGTCAATACGAGTTTTCTTAGCCATTATCTGAACAACTGTCTGCGTTTACCGATAGCTTGTCGTTCAGCTAATGCTATTAATTCATCTTTAATGCTTTGAGCCATTGGCGTAAAACTTCTAATAACCCTTGCATCTTTGTTTTTACGGATGCTACCAGATGGCGTACCCGCATACGAGCCACCTTTACCTCCAGAACGAGAGTCGCTCGGAGTTTTTGTAGTTGTGTGTTTATATTCATATGTTCCTGCTTCTTTCTTACCTTGTTCGTTGTTTGTTTTTAATGTAGAACTACCATATTTAGGTGCTTTACCTTCTGATTTGACTGAGTCTAACTCTTCCATAGGGTTCATTAACTCATCTAACATACTCATTAGATTGTCAATTTCATCTTCTGGCTGTGGTTCATCTGCAAAATGCAAAGCATTATGTTCTTTAAAATGTTCTAAGTCCATACCCTCTGTAGGATATTTAGCATAACATTCTTCAAGTAATCTATTCCAGATTTCTCTAATTTTTACTTTAAACCTTTCTAACTCTAGGTTTTCAACTGAGTCATGGTCGCAAGTATCTTCAAATATGTCCATTAAACTTATCCTTGCTTAGTCGTTTTTTTTCTCTCATTGCAAATCTAGTCATTTCATATCCGTAACTAGGTCTAACATCGTTAATTGAGAATATTCTTTTGGCAGGTTTGCCACACTTAGGGCATTCAATACCCTTTGTCATTTCATCATAAGAGCGTAATTCCTCACTCACATGATTATCTTCACATTTAAAATCGTAGAAAGGCATGTAAACTCCTAATTAACTCAGAATAACCCCCTCCTAAAAGGGGGCTACAACTTAATTAACTATTAAGTTCCTGGAACTACAAACGCAACACCTGCATCATTACGAAGTTCTGCAACTCCATAAATAGTATCAGAAGTGAACAAGTCACCTAAGTACTCCTGCTTGTACTGTGTCTGTGAACGGACACCAACTTGCTCAGCAAGTACTAATGCATCTTTGTGCATCAATACACCTACTCTATCAGCACCAGAGTTACCAGAAGCACTTGGGCAGTTAGATGAGATAAAGATATCTACACCATAAATCTGTCCAATCTTACCAGTCTTGATAGCATCACCAGAACCAATGAACTGCTGCTCTGTGAATCTGTTGATTCCAAGCATGTCATTAGCACAAATTGGTGGAACTACCATTACACGATTGTCCATCGGTACATCTGCATCATCAAGAGTTAGAAGCATTCTACGAATACCTGCATCTGTAATGTCAGCAGCGTTAGATGAGTTACCTGTGTAGTCAGTAGCACCAGTTGAACCGATTACTGCTTTCTCGAAAGAAGCTGCACCAGTACCGCCTACTGTACCACCTTGTAAACCCTCTGTAAGAGCAAACAAATCAGTATCTACTTGCTTAGCAAGAGCATAACCTGCGTCATCGGTGTAGAACTTTCTCATTGAAGCTAGTGCTTGAACTTCTGCAATATCTTCAATTAACTTTGAATACTCGTAATGTTTATCAATGCTTACTGTTACTTTCGTATTAGTAGCTGCTGATAATGTTACTTGAGTGTTTGCTGCTTTTGCACTTGCACTACCTCTAGCGGGTACTGGTATATATATAGTATCCCCTTTTTTTCCTTTGTGAGATAGTTTAGTTACTAAATTAGCAACCACTAAATTTGACTTATACGCACCAATAACTTCATCGCTCCATAGTTCGGGGATAAAGTTATTAGCTACGGAAGTCGTTACTTGGTTTGAACCTAAAGCCATTTTACTTCTCCATTAAATGATTATTTAACCCTACCTTCTGCATACGCTTCCTGAATTTCATCAGCAAGTGAAGCATAACGATTCGGGTCTGTAATTTGCAAGTTGATTAAATCAGACCTGCGGTACATTTTCTTGCCACCGACCGATTGTGTGGAACGAGTTTCAGATACAGTTTGTCGTAATGCTTTTTTAGACTTTTCTTTTTCTTTCTTTTGAACTTGTTTGGTTTTTTCAACCATATTGATTTTGTCGTACATATCAAAAAGTTCAATAGCAAAGTCTGGTCTATATTCTGTGTCAGCTTTACGGAAAATATCTTTCCTTATTTCACTAGCACCAACCCATGCTTGAAAATCTTTGTCTGCGACACGAGTTTCCCAGTCTGGATATGCTTTTTCAAGAACGCCAAGTTTAGCTTGTTGCTCTTGTTGTGCTATTTGTTGTCTAGCTTTAAGTACATCTGGATGTTTTTCTATAGCTTTATTAACTGCCCCCGCAGGGTCAGTATAAAAAGCCTCTTCAAAACTAGACTCCTCTTCTTGTGGCTCTTCTATAGTAGCCTGTGCTTTGTTTTGCGCCTCCAATAAACTTTGAATTAATTTCCGTTGTTCTCCAACTTCTGAACCCTGTTTACCTAATGCCTGTTCGACATTCTGGTGCATTTCAATTACCTCTTCAAGAGTTTTTCCCGAATATTTAGCAGGTATTTGAGATTGTGTGGATTCTTCAACTACATTACCTTCTGGTTCTGCTGTTGCTTCTACCTCAACTGCCTCTTCTACTACTGCTTCTTGTACAGG